TTCTTCAAAATTTGATGTAGTAAGTGGTGATGAGCCTTTTTTGTAGCATGTAACAATCTCACCATATTCAAAAACTTTGCATGCTGTTGGCAGGTCAAAGCACTGGTACATCGATTGCTTAAACCAACTATTTGTATAGAACATTTTATTGATGTGTTCTTTACGAGTACCGTGCCATTGCTGTACCTGAATCAAGTCGTCAAAAGACTCGATCATAAATTCATTACCTTCTGCCAAGGCCATGGCCTTGTATCGAGCAACTGCGCGTTCAGCAATTTCTTTTGATGCAGCAGGTGATTGCACATGAGGGCTATCACTTTCTGGTCGAATAGCCACACACCATAATTTTTTAGATCTCATCTTCACCACCAATCTTTTATTAAAATAAATAACTGTGCTAAAAATCGGGTCTACTTTTTTATTAAAGTAGGTTTATGCGACTTTTAACTTCTGATTTAATGCGAGCTGGTCAATTGCCCGATCTATCGTTTTATTAAAAGCAATCACGCTTTCCTCAAGCCCGGTAATATCTAAATCTTTTGCAAATACCCGGATAACTACGAGTTGCAGATACTCAGGCAGACGAGGGTCATAACTCACAAAGTCGCACCATTGGCGTTTTGTGCAAGCCAACTGCCATGTAATTTGTGGGATGTACTCATCTGGCACTTTGCGACTGAGCAAGGTGTTTAAATGCGTAGTCGTGTATGGACACTTCACTTCAAGCTGACCCTGCTTGCCAACCAACCCATCAGGAGAAGCGCCAGACAACGGGATAGAAGGGGGGTCAATTAGGCCTGCACCTTCTACAAATTCACCTGTTTCATTTTCATAGGCTGTGATTGCATGTGGCTCGTGATCGATTCCCCACTGCATAAGCTGAGTAGTTTTAGTTTCTTCCTGAACGCCAGTGAGGCGCTCAGAAAGAATTATCAAACCCAAAGAATTAAGCACTTTGCCCTTGGCTGGCTTGGCATCTATATCTTTGATGCGACTAGCAGTTACTTTGCCACAGCGTTCCGAATGCCAGTCATCACTACGCTGGAGAATGTTCATAGGTTTCTCCTTCGCGAGCCAAAGCCTGATCAGCAAATTGTGCGATTTCTTTTAGACTTGCAGCATGATTCGACCAGAATGTATTTTTCAAATTGCTGCTTGGTAGAGCAGAGTAGGCGGCCTGCAGGCGCTTAGTACCGTACTGTGCTTCATTTTTGAAGTGCGGCAGGTGTTCGGCTTCAAATGCTTGGTAGCCGTCAGGGTCACTGCTTGTCACTGTTCGTTCGGCAGAGGTAAAGCTAGCATGGTCGGCTAACTCGTCATCCGTATATCCTCCTAGAATCACGTCAGGGAAGTGCAGTCGAGCCATTTTTTTAATCGCCAGATATGCAATCTGCTGGCGTGGGTCATTGGCCCAGTTTGGAGAGTTTCGAACATCCCCGACTTGAGCAAAAGACACGTCAAGAATGCGCGGACGATCCTCACCTTTGAGCACCACAGATACACGCACCCCAATATCATGCGCCTTGCAAGTCTTGCCTACCACTTTCGACCAATCCCCATACCATTCATAATCTGGTCGACCAACAATAGGGGCGCGAGAGATAATTACTGCATTGACCAGCTGAGCCTCATAGCCCAGATTACCGCTGACCAGATGTGTTTTTTGAGCTACAGCGAAAGGATTCATACCCCACTGCATCGCTTGCATCGTTACTGCAAGACAGTCGCCCGAGTTGCCCTGCAGGTGCTTTGGCACTGTAATAACTGCTTTACACATAAAGTCAGCAAATGCGACCATGTTTTGCATTGCTTGTGGATCTAAAACCAGTGCTGAGGTTTGGGCGTTGCCAGGTAGTGCTGGCGCGTGTGTTTGTACCGGTGCATTCATATTCTTCTCCTAAGCAACCTGTGCCAATTCCATCCCAAACAATCCAATTTCACGCTTCACTTCTTCTAAATTCGTGAAGTAATCAAACTGCTGGGTCGTCAATTCATCAATTGCGATAAACTCATCGTTAAACACACAGTCATCCGGCAGACCACGATAAGTCTTAACTGTGCACACCTGGTCTGTATCCACTGTGCCGTCCTGTAGCACTAAGATGGATAGCGTGACGCGCTGGGTGTGCAAGTCATCAAGCAGCATGTACTGCGTGTCCAAGTGAATTTCGATGCGGCCAAAATAGTGAGCTACAAAATCAGGGTCGTAGTCGTGAGTGCTGAACTGCTCAGCAAAAGCGGTTTTGATTTTCATACCTGGCTCCCATAGTTATCAATTAATCCAAGAATTAATTCACCAGTTTTCTCAATAGAGATACCTTCTGGCCTATTCACCATGTTTTGAGCCGCCATTCGTATTTTTTCCAATCTTCCAGGTTGCTTGTCACGCTCAGTAAGCATTCCGTCAGCAAGCTGATAAGACAGAGCGATAACATCATCAAAATCACAATTGGTTGTTCCCCAGCCGCGCATACCACACTGTTGAATCGGGCCGCCTGCATTTGAGAGTAGGCCATTAAGAATCTGAATTGCGAATTGATCACGCAGAGAGATACTCATACCGCCTCCTTTGCCACAGAAACCACACCACTTTGAATTTCTGCATCATCTGCGTGCCGAATAGATACAAGATGAATCCAGTGAGAGCCAATATCATCAGCTTGTACTGTGTAAAGCTCTGGCTTGTTGTTTATAACAATCTGATCACCAGCTGCTATAAGATTGTTTGCACGACGATACTCAAGAAGTTCCCGGTCTAACTCAGGCAGGCTCACTTGTTTAGAGTGGTTATAAGCTGGCATATAGCCGCCAAATTTTTCGATTAGGCTCATACCCGGCGCTCCTTCAAAATCCCTTCAACCAGCGCGTCATTAATGCGCTCAATCTCAAACTGGTCGATGTAAGCATTCACTTCTTCACCGAGCTGATCTTCAACAGCAATGATTTCCATTTCTTCAATTTCAGCACCGACAGCCGAGTAACCCACGCCATTTCCATCATCAAAAGTGGAGTACTTGAACTCGACCTTGATTTCGTATTCCTCATCTTCTGTTGCCAGTGTTGCAGGGCAGAAGTCAGAGCAGCGTGAATCGATCTTCACAACATGGTATGAAGGAGAAACAATACTGATCTGTTCTTGCTGTTCGACTGCGATAAGCGTAGTTGCATCGGCGTAGTTGCAGCCTGATACCACTGAGGCAATTAGGAGGCTATTGAATAAAGTAAGTTTTGCATTCATAATTAATTCACTCACTGTAGGGTGGGTCGGGCCTCAAGTTGCTGGAACAACGTTGGGGCTTTTTGTTGTCTTGATGGTTATAATTTAGTATTTACTAAATAATTAGTCAATAGTATTTACTAAATTTATTTAGTTAAAAATTAGTATTTGCTGAATTTCATGTTTTAATAGACAAAAGAAAACCCACACAGGGTGGGTTGGGAGATAAAAATATATGTCTATTACAAATGAAGATCGCATTAAGATACGTGAACAAATTTGCAGTAATTTAATCTTTCAAGGTATAACCTGCCCAATTCAATTAATCAGCACTGCAAAAGAAGTTGAAAAATTTATTCTTCTGGAGGATGAAGAGGTAATGCAGTTTGATATTAGCTGTCTGAGCCGAGATAAAGCTTCATTAAGAGGTGCTCTTTTAGAATTTTTAAGACAAACAAGGGCTGAACAATTAGCCCCCTTTGATACTAATCCCACTGCTTCCGGCTCAGGCGCTTCTGGTGGAGCTATTAGTATTTAATAACTTGTCTTAATCGGGCTTCGCTGATCTCGAGGGGGCATGTTGCCTCTATTGGCTCGATTAACAGATTCCAATGCCTCCTTAAATGTATTAACCCAGAGTTCAGCACTTTCAAGGTCATTATTTAACGGGTCTTTGTTGGTAATAATAACTTTGGTTATCTCAAGTGCTAAGGCTTGCTTGATTTCTTCTTTCATACATTTCTCCACCCGGTCTGTAATGATTGCTGTGCCGGGTTCACAGCTTAGGAATTCTTGTTATGTTAAAGCGACTACTTTATTTCTCTCTTAATATGACGTTGAGCTGCGCCTCATTTGGATTTTCACTTCAAACAATGGATCGTTACCCCGGCCTTGTTTTCACTCTGTATTTCGCAGCGTTTATATTCTCTGTCCTGCTTTTGATTGGATTGATCGACGGAATATGTATAAACGAAACCAAGAGTAGTAAGGAAAATAGGGATTAAAACTTCCCACTTTTTTGCAAAGAATCTGATTAGGCTTTGTGCAACTCTGGCTGTCCAGTGGTGGCTTGGCGGTCTAATAACTGTGCGGATTTCCTCTATAGGCTCCCAGTGAGATTCACCTGGATCACCGTTGTACCACTTCTTGATTTTTTCTTTTATTGTCATAATCTTAATCTATATAAAATAGGCCGCATACAGCGGCCTTGATTCTTAGCTCTTTCTTACTCTAGGTTTTGCGTGATAGACATATCTTACGCAATCAACCACTTGCCCCACAAAGTGACATTCTTCATCAAACTCAATAATATTTGGCTTAAAATCTGGATTTAATGCTTGAAGGTATCTTTTGCCGTTTGTTTCAATAACCAGTTTTTTAAACGTAGCATCTTCACCACGACGGACCACAATAATATCTCCCGATTGCATATCCCCATAATAAGCATCAGGGTTTACAACAATGTAATCGCCTTCAATAAAATCAGGAAAATTACTCACCCCTTGAACTTGAAGAAAAAAACAGTTTGAGCACTCATCTTCTGGTAATGGCAGCCATTGAGAAACTTCACTCATATCAACAGCAGCAACATTCGTAAAATTACCAGCTTGCACCCAAGATAAGACGGGAGCCATGCGCGCTTTAACTCGTGGCACATTAGCAAAGCTTTCTTCACCAAAGATATTTTTTACTGGCTCTCTATCTAGCAAGCCGGATTCCCAGCCGACTTTTTTCTCTAGATTGCGTGCTGCGCGCTCGCCAAAACTCCCATGACCTTTTACAAGCTGAGATATATGGCTGGGGTTTAAGTCGTAATGCTCACAGAAAGCAGCATCTGAGGAAAACCCTTCTGATTTATTTTTGGCATCAATGGCCCGGCGTAAATTGGCGCGTCTTAAAGAAATAATATCCATAACAGTATTTCATCTATTTTTTAGTAAAAAGTAAATTCGTAAACACTAAATCTCTGTTGACTTCTTTAGTAATAAAAATTAGTATTTACTAAATATTACTAATGGGAGATTTAGATATGTCTTCTGCTAATACAACCGAACTAAAAGCTTTCTTAGCCAGCCTTTCTTTAAGTGATCGAGAAGACTTCGCAAAACGCTGCCAGACCTCACTGGGGTACTTAAACCAGATCATGTATGGCAACAGTAAATGCAGCGCCTCTCTCGCAATCAAAATCGATAAAGAGAGTGATGGTGCAGTTAGCTGCGACCTGCTTTGTCCAGAAGCAGATTTTGATTACGTCCGCAACCAAGCATTAAGTGCATAGGTGAATTTATGAGTCTTGAAAAGAAATCTACGCATGTTCGTTTATCTCCTGAAAATCATGAACGGGCACGTGTTTTATCCAACATCAAAGGAAAGGACTTGGCCCAGTATCTCGCCTGGCTACTCGAAAAAGAGATCGCTGGTGAGTGGCATGTTCTCAGTATAGAAGCTCGAAATATGGAGCGCTTGGGAGTATCCGCTTTACTAAGGGATTTAAGTACAGAGGTGTTTATCGCTGAGGGATCGGAAGGGATTCACGGGGATTCAGACAAAGAAAAAGCCTGATG